ATTTGTCTCGTCTACCTCTATGATAAGATTTCCTGAGAGAGCAGCGTTATCTACTGCCATTCTCATAAAGCCGTTCATTAATGTTTGTGTGTCATCCATATTCTCTGCAATACCTACTCCAAAGAAAGAGTAAGGGTTTACCTCGTAAGGAACTGCATAGTAAGGAATGTATGAAGGAGTGAAAGGATTAAGCACTAAGCGTAGTACTTGACCGTTACATATCCATGCGTTTACGGATACCTGATCCGCTTCTTTCATGTCTTTAGGGATATCTACATTTTGATCTTTCAACATCTCTGTGTCCATGTAGCCCCAAAACTCTAGAACTGAAAACCTTTCACTATAAGCTTCTTGCTCTTCATCTTGCATAGCCTGTTCCCACCACTCTTTAGTGTAGGACTCTCCCATAGAGATAGCTGTGTCTATAGCATTGCTTCTGAAGAAAGGTCTATTCTTAAGTGCTCTCATTTGTGTTCGAGACATCTTGTGACGCTCTACAATATACTCTGCGTCATCCATATTAGATGCATCAGGATCAGGGTAGAAGTTCCAAATAGAAACTGAGGAACACTTAGGTACTGTTTTTATTATAGGTGAGTACTCACCCTCTTCTGACCAGTTAGGGTATTCCTTGTCTACCGCAAATGGTCCTTTCATGATACCTGTACCAAACAGGGCTGTCTCAAACGCAGCGTTTCGTAGTTCTTTTCTTGCGTTGGACTCTTCTAGTTGATCATGTATTTTCTTTTCCATCTTCTTAGCAGCTACCATAGCTGGGTGGAAAGTAATCTGTGTAGGTGCTTCTGCTTCACCTTCTTTTAAACTGTCTTGTACAGGTGCTAGTTTTTCTTTTAAACCTGCTAGTCTATCTCTAAAATCAATAAGAGTTTCACCGGGCTGTACCTGCTCGGCTTCACCCATAGGTGCTTGTTGCTCCTGCATCTTCTTAGCAGTATCTTCTGTTTCTAAGTGTACAGCTTCAGAAACACCTTCAGGTAAAACTGTAGGATCTATAGTAATAGGAAACTTGTTAGCACCAAAGAGAACTTCTACAATCTGACCATAAGCAGCTAGTACCTTTGTTTTTGTTACCTTAACAAATACTCTAGACTTCTCTGATGAAGTAAAACTTACGTCTGGTCCATAAAGACCTCTGTAGTTTCTATAAGCTTTTATCCAACGTTGTTCTTCAGCATTACGAGCATTCTCAGCCTTTTGAAAACGTTTCTGTATATAACCTACAATAGTTCCAACTGAAGGGTCAGCTTTAGAATCTTCGTCTGTATCTTCTATAAAAGATACTTCAGCATCTTCCATGTATACTTCTTCAGCTAAGTTTTCATCTTCTTCCATTATCTGCTTTCCTCATTGAAACAGTCAAACTGTAAGTCATAGTATTCGTTATTTCTTATTTTATTCCAGTTAGAGTTATCAACAATTTGTTGACACTGCTCTTCTGTAAATAAATTTTTCATAACGTACTGGTTACCAGTATATACCCAATCAGTTCCGTTATTACCCCAAATACTTACAACAACTACAAAAGTTTTCATTTGTTATTTTTCCAAGGTCCGTTATCAAAGTCATACTGTTCTTGACAATTAGGACAGCTATCGAACTTATCTGTATTATAAATTATAGAACATTTAGGGCAGGTTACTAACACTCTAGTATCCAAACGTTGAATCAGCCATTTGAAAACCTGTCCTCTGAGTATCAGGGTTGTAATCAAATAGGTTACTTCTTGGTCTTGTCATGATACCGTACCTAATAGCATCATAGATGTGATCTTCAGACTTAGTGTCCACATCCTCAGGATTGTTCTTATCCAGAGGTAGTGAAGGAAGTTGAGCAATTGTGTTATAACAATTACTAAAGAAAACTATTCGAGGTTCTTCTGTGAAGTCATCTACCTGTAGTCTTCTGTGTAACTCGTTCTTACCTGATACACGAGAACCTTTAGATCTATCTGCTGGTCTAAATCGACAACCCTTCTGTATCATCTGCTCTGCAAGTGAAGGACCAGTATCACCTCTCTTGTGCCAGAGAGAACTGTCGAGAACACCATACCTTATTTTCTCATCAGATTCAATATCTAAAATCATATCTGCTAAGTCTGTAGCTAAAACTTTACTTACGTATAGTTCTCTATAAACGATTAGCTGTTCATCAGGAGCTACAGCAAACCATATAACAGCAGAGTAAGATCCGTATCCGTAGTCTGCTGCTCTAAACCTAGGCCAGTTACTTGGGATATCATATGGATCTACCACATGTATCTTTCTACTAAACTCAGGAAAGGCTGCACCTTCGTTAATATCCCAATCTCCCTCTAGCAACTGTCTTCGTTGATGCTCAGGTAGAGAGAGTAGGTTGGCTTCGTACATCCCATCATCTGACAGATAAGGATTATCAAACAGAGTAGCAGGAATAAACTTTCTCTTGAAGAGAGGTTCTCCTTCTCTAGTATGTCCTTTAGGCCAACAGATTACTTCACCTTCTTTATCTGTAGCCCAAAATGCTTTATTAGGTTGACTAGGATCTAAGAAATATCTCTTAACCCACATGTGGCCCGGACCACCCGGATTGCTTGTAGCTCTCATGTAGAGAGGTAATCCTGAAGCTTTGGTAGTACGTAGACGTGACCTCATGTAGTTCCATGCGTAGTCTGTAGGCCACTGTGTTAGTTCGTCAAAACCTATCCAGTTAAATGCCTGACCTTGGTATCTCATAACATCATCGTCACGGTCAAGGTAAGACATCCAGAGAGTTGCACCACTAGGTGCTACCCAAGTCTTGTCTCGTTCCATAAACTTAATTCCGGGAATAGCTCTTGGGTAAAGCTGTTTACTTACGGATATAAGTTCTCTTAGTTCTTCTGTTGACCTACGCACTAGAAGCATTCTAGCGTTAGGGTTATTTAAGTATCTGACTGGATCTGCTACTAGACTGTAGCTCTTACCACCACCTGCAGCACCACCGTATAATACTTCTTGTTCTGTAGCTGCTAGGAATGTTGTTTGAGGTCCAGCGTTAGGTTCAAAGATAACATCTCTAGGAACTTCTTCTACTTCATTCTGTGGAGGCTTCGGTGTCGCTGGGGAGGTCTGACCATCCATCTCCAAAGATTCGCTTGGTTTCTCTACCACCAAGTCTTTGCTTTTCAATCTTCTCCGCTTTCCTTTGCGCTTCTTTGTACTTCCTAGCGTAGTTGCGGTAGTTTGAGGAAGCTCTCCTCCGTTTCTCTTCGATCCTGACACGTTTGTCTAACCCTACATGTGATATATATCTACCTGATTGATCTGATAACCACTTGGATACTTTTCTCAAACTATAATCCTGTAGAAATAATTTTGCTTTTTCTAAAAGTTCTAATTCTTCTGGGATGGGTATAAGTAAGTCAGGATCTTTATCATCCTGTTTGTACCCGAAAGGTACATGTCTTCCAACTCTGATGATAGGATACCACTCACCTTTTTCTCCTCTAAGTGGTACTTGCCAATCTACTTTATCTGGATAGGTAGCTTCTGATGCTCTAGCCGTTTTAATCTTTGTCATCACTATCTTTAGATGGTAGGATAAACACTGGCTCTGAGGTTTTTACTTCTACCTTCTCTGTCTTTGTAAATCCTGCTCTATCTAAAATATCTTTAGCTGCGAGCATCTTTTCTTTTACACCCAAGTCTGTTGGATCAGCCATTACACTAAACATTGTATATGCAGCTTTTGTAGAAGACTGGGATATAAACTTCTTAGTTAGTTCTACGATCTCATCTGTTAAAGGAGCTACAACCTGTGCTGTAGCTACACCATCGGAGTATCCTGCAAGCTTTTTAGCTTTGACAGGATCTCCTTTGGCTTCATCAAAAAGAACGTCTAAGAACTTTTGTTGTTTATCTGTTAGCTGTCTTGCCATAGATTCTTTCTCTTATCTCAGACCTACCGATCCCTAAGTCACTTAGTTCACGATCAGACAAATGTATTAGTGTATGATAGTCTGCTCTTCGTTGTTGTGATTTCTGTATAGCTTTGAGCATACGATTGCAATATTCTTTCCACATAAAAAATCTCCAGTTTCGTTTTTGTGCAAGCTGGCTAATAAACCAACTGGAGACTAGTTTTACACATATAGTTATAACATACTATAGATAATATTGCAACCCCGTTATGTCGGCTGGTAATACTCAGCACCTGA